TCTTCTACAAGGGTGAGAACAAGCGTTTCGGCAGTATCAGCAGCTGGAATGGTTCGGGCGATGTCTGTTACGACAAAGTTCTTTTCGACTGTTCGTTGTTCTTCAGATCTTGGAACTTTCACACGGATCTTGACTTTTTCGGTACCCCTCCACGAAAGTCCATATTCGTTTTCTTGGTTAGACATGCCGGCGGTATCAACGACTGCCATTTCGGCGGTAAGATATGGAAGATCGATATGTTCGTACACACTAATCTCAAGAATATTCGAACGAATCTGATACGAACGACCTTGGAATCGGTCAGATTCTACAAGGCAAGAGACGATTTCAATATCTTGTGCAATAGTCATTAAGCTTCAGCCATTGCATTTTGGAATTCTTCAAATACGGCACCGATAACATTTGGCTTGATCACAATGATCTCTTTGAGAGAGTCATTTTGTCTTACATATCGATCGTAATAGGATATTGCGACAAGTTCTGCACCAGGTCCTGTATATGGGTCGATGTCGGTCAAATTACCATCAGCGTCTTCATAATGATGAACTGCATTGAATTGCTCTACGGCACCTTCAATTTCTACAGCAGTGACCTCACCGTCGATGATGTTATACACTTCTTCTCCAGCCACAAAATTCTGTACTCCTTCGACGATGATTTGACCAAGATCAAGTCTACGTTTTACGACAGTGCCGACGGCACCAGATTGAGTGCCAATGACTTCTTCGCCGACCTTGAATTTCGAGGTAAGATCTTCTCGTGATGTGAGGACAGTGTTGTTTCTTTCGGTCTTGACAAGTTCAAAAAGCTTCTGATTTGTAATTGGCCAACCTTGCTTACGGAGATTTTCGTTCATGAGAAAGAAAGTCCAGTAATAGAGATCATCGCCATAAAGCTTGAATGAAAGGTTGTCAGGACGATCTCCATCGAGGATCGTGTATTCCTGATAGAAAGACTGGTTATTTCGAACCTGATCGACGAGATCTACATAAGCACCAAGATCCTGATGAAGGGTGTAGTCTTCAGTTTCTCCAAACTTGTATGGAAAGAACGGGGTATTTCTGAAATATGTCATTAGAAGCCCTATCGAACTTTCTCTTTGTTGAGAGATTAGCCTTCACGGAAAGTCATAGTCACATCAGTTTCGGTTAAGTTGCCATCTTCAAAAAATCCCATTCCGTTTGGGTTGTAGACCGTATTCATCGAGACGAGATAGGAATCAAGAATTCGATGGCCGATTTCTGATCCACGGTGTCGATATCGGATTCGGAACTTATTGGGGAATTTGAAGCCAATTGGAATATCACCAGCAACTGGAATATCAGCAAGTTCAGGATAGAGTTCTTCTCGAAAGAAGCGAATAAGTTGCGTGATCTGTTCTGCTTCTTGTTTGCTCGTCGGAATGAGTTTGAAGTTGAAGGTAAACTCACGAAGCGGCACTTCTCGGAAGAGAACTCGCTTGTTCGGGTTTTTGGTAACCTGTAGGGCTGACTGAACGCCATTACCAACCGCATCTCCAGTAAAGGTTCGGGCAAGACGAGTAGCACCAAGTGCTGCGGCGTCTCGAGTCGCATTTGCCTGAAGAAACTGTGTCCATGATTCGGCTGCCTGATTCAGACCTTGACTTACCGCGGATCCGATCGATCCACCATTCTGAAGAGCAAGCTCAGCGGCAGCACCAATACGACCAAGATCAACGTTGGCATATTCTACACCATCGTTGAATGATAGGGCTTGTGGAAGGTAAAGAGTCGCGACTGATCCTGGAATTTCTCTGAATCCATTGATTCGTCTTGAGAATGCCGAGGTTGCAGATCGGATATCAAATAGACTACTTTCCTCTGCGAGTTGTTGAGCGGCAGATTCCATTTCACGATCGGCTCGAGCTCTTGGAAGAGATGGCGTAGTTCTTTGCGGTACTCTATTGATTACCTGAAATGCGACAGTACCCGAATATCGATCGGTTTCGTTAATCGGGAATTGGTAACGTTCTGCCATTATTGTTCTCTATAAATAAGATGAATAGTTCCCAATTATTTATAGGCTTTTATGGCGTATTCTGGAAAGTATAGAGTAAAGAACCGAGATAAGTACCAAGGTGATCCCGACAATATTGTGTTTAGATCATTGTGGGAAAAGAACGCTTTCCGGTGGGCAGATTCGAACCCACAGGTCGTAAAGTGGTCTTCAGAAGAGGTTGTTGTTCCATATCTCTTCGAAGCCGATAAGAGAGTTCATCGATACTTTGTCGACATGAAAATCCGGTACAAAGATGGAAGAACCGTCTTGGTCGAAATCAAGCCCCATAAAGAGACCTCCAAACCAAAATATCCCGGTAGGCGCACAAAACGTTATCTCGAAGAGTCGATGACGTTTGTAAAGAACTCGAATAAGTGGAAGGCCGCAGATAAGTATGCGAAAGAGCGAGGATGGAAGTTCGAGATCTGGACAGAAAAAACCCTCGACAAGATGGGTATCCTGCCGAAGGCTAATAAGAAACTGAAACCGTTACCGAAGCTTAAATCGAAAAAATCTTAACCTTCATAATAATCCCATTCATAGTCATATTCGTCTAGAACACGATCATAACGGAAAGGAAATTCGATTTTGAGTTCCTCTTTACACTGATCGCAAGTTTCTTTCGTATCAAAAACCAACCAGGGATTGTAAGAAGCTCCGACATTATGATCTTTCAGTGAAAATGGATATCCCTTGTCCGGAACAATCCAGTTCAAATCGTCACTCCTGTCAAACCAATCATCAAAGTTTTCGCGACGATACAATTCCTTATCTGAAATTAGTTCAAGAAGAGTGAAATCATACCCATCATTGGTATAGTATCTTTCGCCAATTACAAGATCATTGATGTCTGTGATTGCCAGAGCGCGGTACTTCTGGAAGATTTCTTCGTCGTAAATCATTGTCATTGGTGATCCTTTCTGAAAGTAGAGTTGGGTGACCCCATTTGCGGGTCAAAGGGAACGACTCGGTCTCCAGACTCTCGCGAGCTGAAGACAAGCCAACGATCTCCTCGTCGTTGGAGTGAGACCCGGTTTCCGGCATCCCACTCCTCCTGGACGAGATCTCGAGCTTTTTGCTCATCGTTCGTGGTAAGAAGAATTCTCATGATGTCCTCTTCACTGCAGGAACGAGAGGTTCGCGAAGAGCCCGCGGATGAAAGTTCCCGACTTCCGAGCGTGATGATACAGCGCCTTGCGGGCTCCAAACTTAGGAAGCTGGTCGAAGGGAAGCTGTACCCGGTAGACCTCTCCATCGAGAGTGCCGTAGCAGTACGAAACATCCCAGAACGGGAAACCGGGATCCGAGATCAGACGAAACCGGAAGATGTAGAGACCAGGCGTGGCCCAGTCGATCCACTTGCCGTTCCACTGACCCATCGTCTCTTTGTCGAGCGAGTTGAGCGGGTTGATTTCGGTATGTGTTTGCATGATCTTTCCTTTCATCGTTATAGATAATATAACACATCTTGGAACAAAAGTAAACAGCAAAATGACAGTTTATGCACCAAAACCACCAACTTTGTTCATCCATATCCCGAAGACGGGAGGTGTGTCTATTGGAAGATGGATGGTTGCCAATGCCAAAGGAAAGCACATCAAATCTGGAGGACAGCATCCAAAACATCAGACACCCACGACAAGATCTCTCAAAAAGAGATATCCGAACGTGTTCAAGTTCTGTGTTGTACGAAATCCATGGGAAAGGCTTGTTTCTCTTCATTCATACTATCTCCGAAAAGATCATAAGAAGTACTCTCATTTCAAGACCTTCGAAGATTTTGTGATGAACTCAGATCTTGGATTTGGAAAGGTACCTCAATTTAGGTGGGCTAAACATTGTGAGCTTGTTCTTCGCCTCGAGAACATCGAAGAGGATTTCAAACAGATTCAAGAAAGGCTGAACTCAGATGAACCTCTTCCACATGAGAATCGATCAGAACATACCCACTACACCGATTACTATACACCTGAGATGCTTGATAAGGTCGCATCAATAATTGAAATTGATGCAAAAGCCTATAAATACGAATATGGTAGATAAGTCGCTCATAAAGCCCGTTGGTCTTAAGACCGAAAACATCTTTTCTCAAATGGAGAGAGAAGCTTTTCGGGCTGGGATTACACCGAAAACGAAAGAATCGATGGATTGGTTTCGAAAGCGAGCCCATCAGATTCGCCGCTTGAATCGTAACAATCTTATGAAGGACGAACAACTCACGCTTCGTAATCGACAAGCGATGGGTCGGATGTATTTCTGGTTTTATGATCCTAAGCATAAAGAAACTCTTCCATACTATGACTCATTTCCACTTGGTATTATCGTAGGTCCAGCAAAGGGCGGATTTCATGCCTTAAACCTTCATTACCTACCACCCCTTATTCGCGCTCGGTTCCTTGATGAGCTTATGGATATTACGACAAATACTCAGATGGCTGAGAACAAGAGATTCAAGCTCACGTACGGGCTCCTGAAGGGTGCAACAAAGTACAAGGAATTCAAACCTTGTTTCAAGCATTACCTTACGAAACACGTCAGATCTCGATTTGCTATGATCGGAGCTGATGAATGGGAGATCGCAGCATTTCTACCGGCAGCAGATTGGCAGAAGAAGTCTGCCTCTCAGGTTTACAGAGAGTCGAGAAGACAGATATGAAGACGTTCAACCAATTTATCACCGAACTTTCAGCAGATACTTTGAAAGCCTATTCTAAAAAGGCAAGTAGACAAATGAGAAGTAATGCTAAGAAGACTTCTATGGATAATCCACGAATGGCTAAAGGTAAAGCCTATTGGAAAGCTAAAAGGATTACTCAAAAAAGGGCTGATGGTCTTGTAATGGCTAAGGATCAACTTAAAAAGAAGTAATGACCTATTCACTAGAACAAATAAAAGGCGAGATTTCAGCTGGTGGTGGTGTTGCGCACGCAAACCTTCATCGGGTTATTCTTCCAGTCATTCCTTCGATCTTTCTTAACCTGACTGGTATTGATGTCGCCACCCCACAGGCTTTGAATGTCCTTTGTAAGAACGTGAATATGCCAGGACGACAGCTTCTGACTTCTGAAAGAACGATCGGGGTCGTTACTCAAAAGGTCGCATATGGTGAGGCGAACGAAGATGTAAACCTTACCTTCGTTGGTCTTAACAACTACAATGTTCGAAAGTACTTCGAAGACTGGATGTTCTATGCCATGAACCCAGACACTTACGAAGTTCGATACAAGAACGAATACTCTCGGAATGTGACTATTCAACAGCTCGATAAGTTTCATCGGGTCGTCTATTCGGTTACTCTTGAAGACGCATTCCCAACTCAACTTCTCAACATCGACTTCTCAGATGAAAATGCAAATCCTGTCGATGTTGGTATCACCCTCTCCTATACTCGTTGGAGAAGAAACAATTTTGTCACTGACGTAATATCAACTGAGGCTCAGAAGTTCTTAGAAGACTTCTTCCTTGCCGGCTAATGAGGTAAATTATGGCTCTTCCAAAGCTGAATGACACACCAAAATATGAGGCGGTAATCCCGTCAACCCAACAAAAGGTCAAGTTTCGACCTTATCTCGTGAAGGAAGAGAAGGTTCTTCTTCTTGCGATGGAATCACAGGACAATAAGCAGGCACTTGATGCTGTCGCCGATACTGTGGTCTCTTGTATCCATGATGATATTGATCCGACCAAGCTCACGACATTTGATGTCGAGTATCTCTTTCTGAAGATTCGATCAAAATCGGTCGGAGAGAAGTCATTCCTTAAGACCGCATGTCAGACTTGTGGTCAAGAAATCGACTTCGAAGTGGACATTGAAGACGTCGAGATCCCAGTCAAGAAACCAAAGTCCAAGATTCAACTCACGGACAATATTTCACTGAAGATGAGATGGCCATCATATCGTGGTGTTACCAACAATCCTGCGATCTCGAAAGCCACCTCGCCAACCGATCAGGCCTTTCTTATCGTTGCTGAATGTATCGAGGCGATTCAGACTGAAGATGAGAATTTCCTTGTCAAGGACGTCGAGCATGAAGAGCTCATGGAGTTTCTCGATTCGCTCACGTCCGAGCAGTATGGAAAGATCACGAAATTCGTGGAAGAGATGCCTCGTCTCGCCCATGAAATCGAAGTAGTTTGTCCTGAAGGACATGAAAACAAACTTAAACTCGAGGGCATCTCAGATTTTTTTTAATGGCTCTTTCTCATGAGACGTTGGTGAACTATTACCGTACCAACTTTCAATTAATGCAACATCATCACTACTCCCTTACTGAGTTAGAAATGATGCTACCATGGGAAAGAGAGATTTACGTCGCGATGTTGATGGAATTTATCAAAGAAGAAAACCTCAGAATGGAAGCAGAAAAAGCTAAGAATCGATAATGGCAGAAGCAACACTTTCAGATGTAATCGCTGAACTTCAGCGAAACCGAGACGCGGATGAGAATACCACCACCGCGATCGAGGATCTTCATAATGTGATGGTAAATCTCGTTGACAATCTCGATGCGAAAAGCGATCGAGACCGACTAAATGACGCTGAAGCGCGGAAAGAAAGAAAATCACGCCCTAAGAAAAGCTCTGGATCAAATCCAATGAGCGATCTTATGGGTGCTCTTTCTACCGCATCGCTTGGTTCTGTTTTTGGTGGTTCGTTTGCTGGTATTACAATTGGTTCGATCATTACTCGAATGACGAAGTATATCTTTCGACCATTAAAATTGATTGCTAAACTTGTTATGCGCGGTAGTCCAATTATCGCTACATTGGCTCTTCTTTATGCCTCATTGAAGGATATCGGTGAGAACGAAGCCTTTATTTCGGCAGTACAAGGACTCAAGGAGGTCTGGAATGAAAAATTCATGCCAGCTCTTGACAAAATTGCATCACTTATCGGTGGTGTTGATATGAGCGCGACTGAAGCCGTCGCTGCATCTCTTGCATGGGCAAAAGATTATTGGAACAATTCATTTGTTCCTGGAATGGAGAATTTGGTCACCGCTCTCGTAGAAAATCTCGTTATCGATATAAGTCAATTTAGTGATATACTCGGCATGTTCTCAGACGGAAAGTGGGTTCAGGGAATTTTAGCCTCTGCCGATCTTATCGCAGATATGTTTGTAAGATTTTTGGTAGATATCGGTTATTGGGTTCGAGATCTTATTCCAGGTGTAGATAGATTTGCCACTTGGCTTGAAGAAGGGCTTGCGCCTATTGTTCACTTCTTTGAATATACACTACCTGGAAAATTTAGAGACGCCTGGACCGCCGCGGGTGATTGGTTTAATGACAAAATTGAAAACGTCTCAGACTTCTTTGGTAATATCGGAGATCGAATCGGAAATTCTCTTGATAGATTCCGTATTCGATTTATCGAATTCAGCAATCTCATTACGAATATCCCAGACAAGTTAATCTCATTCATCACGGGTCTTCTTAGCTTCGAGCTTCCAAAGATCTCCATTGAAAGAGAACTGTTCGGTAAGAAGTTCAGTATCGACCTTTTCCAAGGCGGAAAGCTCTTTGGTTCTATGGATGATATAAACAAACGAGCCATGGCAAGAATCACGGCTCGCGATGAAGAGGCGAATTTGAGTATTGCTCGTCTTGAAAGAAATATTGCAGATCGCCTAGAACAGGGAAATGCTACTATTCGTGAGGGTGAAAGACAACAACAGTCGGTTATCATCGCTCCAAATACGAATACTCAAACGAGTATTCAAGAGAACCTCAACAATTTTACGTCGTATCCTTCACCAGTTCACGAATTTGGTCCGCTTTAAGTTCGGGTGCCGATTGTTCGGCGCTCGATATCATCATGGTTGAATTCGGCCCAGTAGAGTTCAAAGGCAACTCCATCCTCTAGACCTTCAAATTGATGATAGAGACCAGGCTTGACTTGCATAAAGTCGCCTTCTTTGAGGATGGTCTCATCAACAAGACCATCTTGATCTTTGTCTTGCCATACTCGAACAAGCATCATTCCAGATTCGACAAAGAAACCATTCCACTTATATTTGTGGAGATGCTCGGAGCATTTGAATCCGGCCATATATTCGATTCGATGGAATTCAAAGACTCCATTTGCATGGATCAGTTCGGTCTGACCCCAGACTTTTCCGGCTTTTGTCGTCATAGTTCATTACCTCGTTCAATTTCGACTGGTTCACCCCTTTCCCAATTTTCTCCAATAAACAATATGCATTTCTTGTCATCGTTTTCGTAGACATACACCCATTTGCCTTTGTCGAATGAAGTCCAAAGTTCAAAATGATGTGGATTTGCGTCCATTTCGAGAATAACGAGGGGCTGAACGCCGTGTTCATCAATTAGATATTCGTGCACCGCATTTTTATCCTCATTACACCAGCCAGGATCGACACTAAATGTGGCCTGAGAATAAACGGGTGATGCGAGGAGAAAGAGTAGAAGGGTTATTGCGTATCTCATAATGAATGAGGGCGGAGTGAACCGCCCTCCCTCTGGATTAGTCGTCTTCTTCAGCGAGCTGATTGAAGTACGATAGGTTGTCATCATCATCGTCATCATCAAGGGATTCGACCGGATCTTTGGTCTTTCTATCCTTTGGCTCTTCCGATTTCTCCTCGCGAGGATCTTCAGTTTCATCTTCATCATCAGTCGAGGAAGAATTGTCTTCGTTGAGTTGAAGGACCCGAACAAGCTTCGCCTTGAGTTCACCATACGACTTGTAATTCGCTGGATCGAGGAATTCCTGAAGATCATACGTCTTGTTGTAGATTTCTTCGAGCTTGTCATCGTCTCCGCCGAGGAACTCGGACTGAGGAGA